TGTCTTGACGGTCCCTGCTAACTTATCGGCGTAATTTATCGGCGCCATAGCATAGCCGGCTATTTCGCCAAGAGTCTGTTGGGTACACTGGGAGAAATTCTCATCGGCATACTCGAATGAGCTCTTTCCTTGTGGGGCATTGATTATACCAGCAAAGGGGAGCACGCTGGGTTTACATCGCTCCTCCACCCAATTGGCCTTTATGTTCTGCATATGCCCTTGGACGTTGAAATAAGATGTGAGGACAAAGAGACCTACGCAGATGGCCCCTGCTGCATAGATGGAACCCCCATACTTGTCTAAATAGGAAACATTTGTCACAGTCTTAAATGGATCATCTTTCTTTTTGCCGCTATTCATTATATAGTAGATCGATAATATTCAGCAGTCTCTGTCCTTAGTCTTCCCAGTCCCAGAATGTGAACTCACCAATAGGGATGAGGTGGTCATCGGTCACTAGACATGATAGTGTTTCCCCGCATTGGTCTGTAACTGTAGCCTGTTTACAATCCTTGATAGCAATGAAGTGTCCCGAGTCTGGGTCCCGAATTTTGTGTTCGGCCGTGACGAGGATATCCATTCCCAAGGTCTTACTATGTATTTTGTAATATGGGTTCTTTGGGTCTCCTCGGATTCTCATTACAGCAACGACTGTACTGCCATTCTCAAGAACTGTCCCGAGATCGATATTTATCATCTTGACTACTTCTCCAGATTCCAGCCTGATCGGCGTCCCAGGGTGGAAGCAACCCAGGTCATTTATGACTGTCATAAAGGGGCCAGATACGATGCTCTCTCCAAGATGTACCGTCGTCATCAATGTATAGACTATCGCTGTCATGGCACCCATGGTCTTCTTAAGCAAATCGCGCGTATCTATAATTAGACGTTGGAATTGGATCATAATATTATTGAATATTCCGAAAATGTCTCCTGTAATCCCTGATATCCCTGATCCCATTGATGCTTGTACCTTCCTGAAGTCATTGACTGTCGATGTCATTCCACCCATGACATCTCCGCCAAGTTTGCCGGCGTAGTTACTACCCGCTGTATAGTATCCCATCATCCCCTGTTGTGCCTTGCCTATACATTGTGTAAAATTGGTCATAACATCATGACCAAGCATCCCGGCGAATGGCATAATGGCCGGATTACAACGATACGTTGGCCAGTCCTTCTGAACTTTCTTCATAGAAGTCAAAAATATGCTGGATGCTGCGAGAGTCCCGAAAATGACCAATATCGTTATAGCTCGGGTTATTTGGGTGAAGTTCATATTAGACTATGGTTTGATTTTTTATTTGCTATCACTGGCGCCTATCGACGATACTATGTAAAGCATCGTCGGTATGCTAAAGGTTCTGTTTCATCTGCCTTTCCTTGAATATGTTCTTCCCCGTCCTCGTTTTTTCCTACTACCCGCACGACGCCGACGACGTCTTCCACCACGTCTCTTACGGCTACATGTTCCAAGTTCCTTTATCCACCTATAGATGCGTCGAGTCCGATTTCCACCTCTTTGCCTTCTTCTCTTCTTCTTCTTCTTCTTCTTCTTCTTCCTTGTGCCACCACCTTGAGTACTGCTACTCGTAAACTCATATGGTGGACTCGGAGCCAGCGCATCATACTGACTTTGAGCCGTTGCTTTAAGACTGGTACCGAGGGCCGTCTTGGCGTTAGCATCGGAACCCGGCCCGTAGGCGCCAGCAGCACCTGCCTGAGTTGTCGGAACTATGACTACAGGATTCCCACCTCTTTGCCGTCTTCGCCTCTGGCCTCCAGCCAGACTCTTTCTCCCCATGATGCTCTGATTACTCGCTTTTTGTTCTTGGTTGGCATGCTTCATTGCCGCGCCGGGCGATGTATTTGCGGAGGTGCCTCTCATTGCGAGTGACCCTGTTAAAGGGATGACTACTGGATCGGTCATATGTAATATATTCAGATTAAAAAGTAAGTTAAGAATCTGGGCACTACATGCATTATAATGGACGAGAAGGGTTGGCTTGATATGGACAAACTCATGAAGAACGCAGATACCGCGGGCAATACGCAGCGTATAAGGGCTTTGCGTCACGGTCGTAAGATTCAGGCTCAGGTTCGTCTTTTACAGGAGCTTAAGGTTTCGCATAAAGATATGGCCCTGATGGACCCGGCAAAATATGATCGTATGGTACACTCTCATTGTGACTTCCTTTGGAGCAATTATATGATGATTTTCAATAGGTTGCTAAGGGATGAAATTGACGTAGATATATTGAACAGGTTTATTGAGACTCTCATTCAGGTGGAGGATGGCGAAATGGATGAGTTCGACGCGTCTGTTAAGGTAGGCGGGATCCTAAAGGAGTTATACCTTGACTCGGCAATCAAACGGAAAGAGAAACAGGAGGATAAGGATAAGTTACTTCAAGCGGCTGAAGCAGGGAAGAAACGGCGACCGGCTCGAGATATTTCGTGGAGCCAGTTCAAGACAGTTAGCTAGGATAAATTGAAAATGACATAGAATTAATAGAAGCTCAACTATTAACAATGACTATATTAGTGATAGTTGAGTCTCCAGCCAAATGTAAGAAGATAGAAGGCTATCTGGGATCAGGCTATAAGTGTAAAGCTAGTTTTGGACACATTCGCGGATTGTCAGACGGTCTTAAATGCATCGATATCGGGGGAGATTTCAAGCCGACATTTACGATGCTTCCCGGAAAGGGAAAATATATAAAGCCTCTTAGGGATGCTGTGAAACGGGCTACGGAAGTGGTGTTGGCCACTGACGACGATCGAGAAGGGGAAGCGATAGCTTGGCATATTTGTAAGGTATTTAAGCTACCGGTCACAACAACTAAGCGAATCGTCTTCAATGAGATTACAAAGGCGGCTGTAAAACATGCGATGGCCAATCCGCGGACCATTAATATGGCAAAGGTCCGTGCTCAGCAGGCGCGGCAAGTTTTAGATAGGTTGGTGGGGTTTACAGTATCGCCTCTTTTATGGAGACATATATCGAGAACGAGCAAGCAGTCATTATCGGCAGGGCGCTGCCAAACGCCAGCACTTCGGTTAATTTATGACAACCAGAGAGATATTGACACCAGTCCAGGGAAACTTGTCTATGACACCACAGGGATATTCGACTTCTCTACAGAGAATCTGGCATTCCGTCTATCATATGATCACGAGGGGAAGGATTGTATGGAAGAGTTCCTTGTCAAGACGGTAAACTATTCCCATATCTTCACTCGGACGCCTATAAAGAAGAGGTCGCGACCTCCGCCCCAACCATTTACCACATCAAGGCTCCAACAAGTTGCTTCCAATGAACTTCACTTCTCTCCAAAGCAGACAATGAAACTGGCTCAAACGCTATACGAAGGAGGTTACATCACCTATATGCGTACAGATAGCACCACCTACAGCAATGAGTTTATAAAGGCAGCGACTGGTTATATAGATGGACGTTGGGGGAAGGAGTATGTGTCTCCCCGGGCATCGAAGCTCGCCACTCGTTCGGGTGGGGCATCTCAGGAGGCTCATGAGGCGATACGGCCGACGAAAGTGGACCGATTGTCTGTGAGCGGGATAGAAGCGAGGGCAATAAAACTCTATCAACTGATATGGGCAAATACGGTAGAAAGCTGTATGGCTGCTTCGAGGTATAATCTTCTCAGTGTCTCTATTTCGGCTCCGGAGAAGCGACATTACACTCGGCGCGAGGAGCTGATAACTTTTCCTGGGTGGCAAGTCGTGAGGGGATATGATACTGAAAATCCAGTATATACACTCTTATTGGGAGTAGAGGTTGGTTCAGATGTCGATTATGTAAAGGTGTTTAGTAAGGTCGCAATGAAGGATCTGAAACAACACTATACAGAAGCTCGACTTGTGAGCCTTCTTGAGAAGAAAGGTATTGGACGACCATCCACTTTTTCGGGACTTGTATCGAAGATTCAGGGTAGAGGATATGTAAAGAAGATGAATGTTGAGGGGAAATCTGTGAGCGGTGTGGATTTTACTCTGGATGGTGATGAACTTGAGGAAGCCGAGATCAGTAGGGTATTTGGTGGAGAGAAGAATAAGTTGGTCATCCAGCCCACGGGAACCATCGTGGTGGAATTCTTGATAAAACATATGGATCCAATGTTCATTTATGAATATACTAGTGGTATGGAGGCGGAATTAGACAAGATCTCGGCAGGTACGCGGATCTGGAACACACTCTGTTCAGAGTGTTATGAGGAGATGGGGAAGCTGTCTAGCAAGATTGGTGGGACACACCGTGAAACAGTGCGACTTGATGATGAGCATGTATATATGATAGGACGATATGGTCCAGTTGTAAAGCATGAGGTCGATGGAAAGGTAACATTCAAGAAAGTCAAGAAGGGTCTCAATATGGATAGATTGAAATCTGGTGGGTATTCACTTAGTGATGTGGTGGATTCATTGGCAACATTCTCTAGTCGTCGCTTGGGGTCCTACAAGAACACTGATGTGATCTTGAAGAAAGGGAAGTATGGTCATTATATGACACATGGATCGACCAATCACTCTTTGAAGGCCTTGCGGAAGGCGACATCACAGATTACATTAGAAGACGTCTTGCCTTTCTTGATGGGAGAGAAAAGCAGTAACCCAAAGGTATTATTGATGGTTGATGGGGATTTATCGGTGCGAAGTGGTAAGTTTGGTCCATATTTGTTCTATAAGACGAAGACAATGAAGAAACCTCGCTTTATCAGCCTTAAGGGGACCGATTGGCGCTCTCTGGGGAAGGAGGGGATCAGTGAGTGGGCTAGGGACACACATGGTGTATAGGTATTTACACAGGGTATGTTCGAAATGGGATTCTCACATGTCGTGCACGAAGGATTTCGTCCTTTAGCATGTTGAATTCAATAGAGAAGTTCAATGGGAGGCATTTGAAGTCGAGTAAGCGGCCGTCATGGTAGCGAAATTTGAATTTCAATCGGTCTATCCTTTCTATTGGGGGTTCATATGCGGTGACATTGTTCAGGAATCCATTCCGTGAGTCAGCAATAGAAGAGTATGGACAACACATTACTGGTATTTTGGCAAAGGCGCAATCAACCTTGCCATTATAGTCGTTATTAAAGGTGCTCATGGTATTTTCGGAATAGGGTTTTATTTCGTCCATCGAGTTTCTCCGATCTACTTCGAGATAGATGGCCTGATCGCCTTGTATGTCAAGATTGCAAATGTTATATGACGGATCTTCGACATTGACATAGTAGTTGAAGACACCACTAGAGCTGTCTGCGTTGAGCCATTCACCGCCTGGACCGATATAACTGAATCCGAAAGGGTCTCCTGATACATTGCTGAATCCCCCGGCAAGGTTCGGCGGGGTTTTGGTCGCAGTGTATGTCTTTTTCTTATACCCTAGGTATGCTGGTAGGCCCCATTTGGTATACTGTGCCCAGACATTCGTCTGGCCTGGACATAGCACGTATGTCTCCTTGGTGTCGAACAGAAGGCTGAAACTGTCCCCTGTGTTCCCGAACCAAAATGTATTTGTAACTTGGTTATACTGGCAAACAAACTTAGTATATATGACACCGGCATCATTTGTCACGGCCACATTCATTTTGGTCTCAATTTCGGTAGCAAGTTGATCAGGTGTGTATGCGCCTTCTTCTATTGTTATTGTTAGGGGGCGCGGATAGAGACTTGTGATAACAAATGTTAACTGGGTGTTTTGGTTACTATTACTGAAGACGTACTGGTTGCTAGGTAGTGTAATTTCGACAAGGCGCATGGACTGAATGTTTGTCAGGGCTTGTGGCAGGGAGATCTCGAAATGAGCCGCATTCGGCCACTTTTTTATGTCCCTGTCGTAGGAATGTACCGATAGAAGCTTCCTGTCGAGTACGTATGTTTGTTCACGAGGGATCAATGGGTGGTTCTGCTGCACCATGAGGTTACTCATTATACAGAGATTAGAAGATAATTTTTGTCCCTATTTTGACTAAATGGAAGGGACACGTCTTGATATCGGGCGAATATCTCGATAAAAATTATAGTATGCATATGTAAGAGTTATGTCAGATATGGAAATGTTGGGGCAAAAAGAAACATTAGTAGTTGCTGCTGCCGCTGTTATAGCTTCATGGATCTCGACTGGTATCGCCAATACAACGAAGGATGCTTCCATTAAATTCAACAGCACTCTATGGTCCTGGGGGCTCAGTGGGGGGGCCGGTATGTTTCTGGCCCTCGTGTTCTTTAAGGGTGCTAGTATGGTACAAATTGGCGAACGATGGAGAACTCTGATCATAATCGCAATGATGAGTTCTATCATTGTCCCTCCAATATTGATGAGTCTTGTCTATGGGAGTAATGGCAATTCTATACGAAATTACTGGGATGCGAGGATTAAGGAAGCTAAGGTGGGTTCGAGCCCAACACACTCGGATTTCATGGCTTCTGCGACCGCATATACAGTATTTTCAATCATTCAGGGTGTTGCTCTTTTGTTTATGGCCATTCTTAGTAAAGAGTTGGAGAGATTGGACTTTTTGCGGGACAATAAGGGTAAGCCCTTGATCTCAGCATCTACTGCTGACAAGATAACCGGGGGTCTATTCACAGTTGCAAGTCTATCGATGTTTATTACGGTGATAGTATGTTACGGTTCTGTGGCCAAGCTTACTCAGGGTTGAAGAAAAAACGGAATGTGATCCCGTATTCGCCGTGGTTTGACCATATCCCTGAAATCTTAAGGAGGAGTTGGAGTTCGTCATGCTGACCAAAGTTCGCGTGTGAGTCAGAGAATATCTTGATAAATCCATTATTCAGTTGTTCTTCGATTCTTGTGACCATACGTTTTGACCGACTTGAGGGCATCAATGTGAGTATGCTCTTCTCGATTGCTTTGATAAAACCTATGGTTACCCGGTTCTCTGGTCTACCGAAGCCACACTTAATCTTATTGAAGTATCTTTCGATGTCCACTTTTCTGAGTTTGAAGCTGAGGATGAGCCCATTCATAGTTACGTCATTGTCAGAATAGTAAATGCGATAAAAGTCTCCGGTGTTGAGTACATTATTTTTTGTCTTGTCTGAAAACATCACGTGGGAAGGATCATATTGGGGGAGAGACACTGTCAACAGCATTGTTGTTTGACAATGGTGTTGTTTGTTTATATACTATTGCTGTGGCTTAGGAGCCGGGGTTTGTATGTAATACAGCAATAATAGTAGCAATTGTTAACATGTCAATGTCCTCTGTATCATCCAGTTTTTGCAGGACTCCTTCGCAATCCCTGATTGCATCTCGAAACCTTTCCTCTTTTATACGAATATAATCTCTCCAGATCGCGACAAGATACGGGTGACTCTCCCGATAAACCTCTAGTCTCTCAACAAGACTTCTATATTTTCCTTGACTCATTACCATGACCACTATATATTTATTTAAGTAATAAACTAAAGGTAAGGCGTTGTTTTGTCTTATGAAGTTCCTAGAGACAAAATTGGAGGACTATATCCGGGCCTGTGAGAATGTCAATCTCCATCCGGAGCTTGAACCTGTGTTTGGAACGATGTCGGATAGTTTGAGGTGTCAGAACCATCTCATTTTGTATGGTCCCCCAGGGGTGGGGAAGTATACCCAAGCCTTGAATTACATAAAGAAATTCAGTCCTACCCAACTCAAATATGAGCGAAAGATGAATGTTAATTTCCAGAATAAGAAGCAATATAGTTTCAGGATCAGTGATGTTCATTTCGAGATCGATATGGGACTATTGGGGTGCAATGCAAAGCTATTATGGAATGAGATATACACCCATATACTTGATATTCTTTCGGCTCGATCGAGTCACCAGGGCATTGTGATGTGCAAGAACTTCCATAAGGTCCATTCGGAGCTCCTTGACACATTTTATAGTTACATGCAGACCCTGGAACACATCGGAGTTGATCTCGCTTATGTTTTCATTACAGAACAAGTGAGTTTTCTGCCTAGTGGTATTCTGGAAAGGTGTCAGGTGGTACCGATCCGACGCCCGACCAAGGGGCTGTTGAGCAAGTGTACTGGAAAGAAAGTTGGTAAGGGTATAGATTTGCGACACATACAGAACATAAAGGGTCTGCACCTTGATGATAATTGTTTGAATAGTCCTAATACAGTCGTTGTCAACAAAATTATGGATCAGCTTAATCATTATAAGGACATACGTTTTATAGCGCTTCGGGATTCCCTGTATGATATATTCATCTACCACCTCGATCTCGGAGATTGCCTTTGGGACATGATGAAATCCTTATTTGATGCGGGCAGAATCTCTCCAGACTCTATCGTACCCCTCTTCTACAAACTCCACACATTCTATCGTTACTACAACAACAACTATCGACCCATATATCACTTAGAGAAGTTTATGCTGTATTTATGTAGTACTATAAATGGGATTTGATGAGGATTTGGTACTTTTGGGGTTCTCGCAGAAGAGGGTTGGTAATCCATGTGTGGCAGCGATCAAGAAGGCATACTATCGACTAGCTCTTCAATACCATCCGGATAAGAATGCCGGCTCAGAAGAGGCTGCCGCACGTTTTGTCGAGATTAATGGTGCGTATAAGAGAGTGTTGTCTGAGATGAAGGTAGAGAGTTCGGGTGAATCGACAGATTATTTATCATTGTTGGAGAGATTTGTTCAGATGTTTATGGCTAAGGAGGCATGGGACGAAGTTTTTATAGAGACATCGTTAAGCGGAATCATCCGAGATTGTGAGGGATGGTCTATAGAGACTTTTAATTCTCTTTCAAAGGACAAGGCTATAACTGTCTTCGATTTCATTAACAAGTACCGCGAGGTATTGCGAGTCTCCGATAATCTCATGGAAAAGATGAAAAGGTCGCTTCAGAAAAAGATGGCGAGGGACAATGTTGTGATCCTCAACCCGTCTCTAGCCGAAATACTGAAGGACCGAGTATTTAAGCTGACAGTATCCGAGCGCGAGTTTTACATTCCCTTATGGCATAGCGAAGTATATTATGATATCTCTGGCAATGATTTAATAGTCCGATGCATACCCGAATTGCCACCGAATGTCAGCATTGACGATAGTAACAATATATACTGTAAGATCAACGCTACTATATCTGACGCCCTGACCGATGGTGTTGTTACGCTGAAACTTGGTGACAAAGTATTCACCATCCCAGCGGAAGAGTTAAGTATTAGAAGGAACCAGGCTTACGTATTTCGGAATGTGGGCATGCTTCAAGCGAATCATAGAAATCTCTTTGATACTAATCGGCGGGCCCACATATATGTTGATATTGAGTTCAAATAGTGCATACTATAGAGAAAAATGTATAGTATGTAGTTGGACTACGTGAGAGACTTATGCGTCATTCTTTTTCTTCCTGCGACGCACAACCTTTTTCTTTTTCGGTGCTGGAGCCACCGCAACATCTACCTCCTCCTCCTCTTCCGAGTCCTCATCCTCCGAGTCGAATGCTGGCGCATTCTCTTTACTTTCTGCCTCTTGTTTTTCGATTTGTTCCGCAATCTCCTCATCGTCAGAGTCATCCGCGATGTGACATTTGCCTGCTCCGACAAGTCGCAGTGGTGGGCGCACAGCAGCCTGGACTAGCTTCCATGTCACACCGAATCGGCCTCCAGCAAACCACAAACCAGTGCACTGGAGAAGACCACGAACATGTGATGCTTTCGGGATGAAATCTACTGGCGTTTTGTCCCCCTGTGGACCAGCGTCGAGACTATTGCGTTGTGGCACATAGAGTGGAGCCTTGTTCATGTCATAAAGCTCACAAGTGAACTTTCCGTCCCAGTAAGGCACCTTCAACTTCAGTGTAGGGTCACGAGTGTAATCCAGCTCACCCGTGCTCTTGTCCTTCGGATACTTCAAGATCGGATACATCAACTCAGTGAGAACGGCCTTACTAGTCTTGCTCTTCCCGAACCATTCTTTCGAGTTATTGACCGCATCGTCGAGCACTTTCTCATTCAGCTCAGCTAGAGCCGCTCTGAACTTATCCTCGGACTTACTCTGGCCCGCCTTAAACTGGAGGGCAAGATCATATGATACCTTTCCGGAATCATCGTCCACACGTTCGTTGACTCCCCATGTCATCATCAGTGGGAACTGAATGACAATAGGCTGATCATTCAGATTTAGCTGAACATTCTTGCCGCCACGCTTGTTGACGGTTGCCGGTTTGTAAGTAACTTGAGAGGGCTTGAAGGCCTTAGCCTTTGTGATCATATCTTGAACTTTTGCTGCCATTGTTGTTATGATGGTATATAGAACAGTTTGCTTTAGATCAATTTTCTCATTTATTATTCCAATAAGTTTTGGAATAATGTTGTAGGTAACATGTAGGGGGGGGGATATAAACATTTTTCGACAAAGGACATAAACTAAATTTCTGTTTGTAGAGTAAAGACGATGAAAGCTCAAAATGTGAAGCACTCGCTGCGCAAATCATCCAACATGGTATGCAACAGTCCGCGTTCTTATTTGTATAAACAACTTTATGAGCCTTTGGAGGCCTTAGGTAAGGGTAGGAAGAAGGTCTCCCTTAGTGAGTTTGTTATTCCGACTTTCCGGGAATATGATACTATATTGAAGGTGAACCACAATGTTCAACAATTAAAAATGATTGCCAGGAAATACCATCGTAAGGTGTCAGGAAACAAGAAGCAACTTATGTGGAGACTTTACAACTTCCTCAAATTTTCCCACTACGCAACCGCAATTCAGAGACTCTGGCGGGGGTATTCCAGGCGGCGTTATAACAGGCTTCGAGGCTGCTCCGCAACAAGAGCAAAATGCATCAACGCAACGGACTTTCTCTACTTTACAGCTTTAGAGGATATAGAAGACTGTCAATTCTTCAGCTTCAATGATGAAGATGGTTTTACTTATGGATTTGACATACGCTCCCTTTACAATTTGATTAAACGGGAGGGGAGTCCACGGAATCCGTATACTAGGATGCCTATTCCACCGAGGGTGTTGGAGGACATAAAGGTTTGTGTAAGGATGGCTCGTGCATTTAAAGAGAATGTTAAGCTGGATATTAGCGCTCCGGATCCCCGGATATCTACGGTAAAAAGATTGGAATTGCGCACCTTGTCAATATTTCAACAGCTTGACTCTTATGGTCATGTAACTGACCCTTCTTGGTATGTTTCTTTAGATAAGGCTAGGTTGCTGAAATTTATAAAGGAGTTAATGGATATATGGAATTACCGTGCTCAGCTCGATGATAACACAAAAGCCATCATATATCCACCAAATGGCAACCCATTTCGTCGTATCAATATGCACATGTTGGTTCAACAGGAGGTAAATGTGGTAAGAAGGAAGGTGCTTGATGTAATTGAATCCCTGATAACACGTGCCATAAATGCTGAGCAGAGAGCGATTGGTGCTTATTATGTTCTCACAGCACTAACTCTAGTAAACTCGCAGGCAGCGGGCGCTCTCCCATGGTTGTATGAGTCAGTGATGTATGAAAATGTGTAGACTGTTCTCATATACGGCCCTGGGAAAGGTGAAGGACATAACTACTCATGGGCGTTACATCATCTGGTGGTAAGGGGAATGCTTTCTCCGTCTTCTTTTTGTCCCAATAGTTGGTCGTATAAAGGAAATAGATGATTGGTCCGAAGTTGGTGAAGCCAGCACATGGGGGTTTTCCTCCAACTTCCCCATCATGAATGTGGAAACCAATGAGCTCCTTGCCGGTGTTGTTATGCATTACAATGGAGGCGTCTATAATGGCATCTGGATTGTATTTACCGTATTCAAATCCCTTGATAGTTATGGTTCCTTCGTATAGGACCTTTGTCGAGACAGTATTACTATTCATGTGCACGGTTGGTTGGCCTTTACAGAGTTTGATGACCAATGTCTTGGTCGATGAATCGTACTTGGTCACGGGTCGAAGGTAGTATGTCTGACCGATCGGGTTCTTTTGATCAATGTTCTTAAAGTGTGCATCTATATAAGGTCCATTTCTGGATAATGTACGCTTGCTTATCGGGGCAACATTCTGTACTATGGTCTTAAATCTGATTGAGACGCGGGTAGATACCCTCCGATTTTTCCTCGTCCTATTTGCTCTCTTGGGCATTATAAAGTATGTGTAGAAAAAAGTCAAAATCTCGCCTCCGACAAGAAAAATGAGAATTGTTTAGCAGTTTTGTGACGTATTGGCATGTCAATATATTTAATGCGTAAAATCACTTAAAAAATTCATCTAGTAGTAGATTATAATGCCACGTGTAAAAAAGTCGAAGAATGTCAAGAAGGTCTCAAAGGCCTCCAAAGCCCCTAAGGTTGTAAAGGCCGCCAAGGTTGCTGCTCCAGCTGCCCCAGCTGCCCCAGCTGTTGACGTGAAAATTTCTGCCCCTGTTGAGGCGAAGCCCGAGGGACCAACCCTTAGCGAAAACTTCGCAGAGCTTCTCGCCCAGTTGACCGCTCTCCGCAGTCAATTGACTAGTGTCACCGGTCAAGTTCGTGCGCTCCAGAAGAGATCTGAACGTGAGTTGCGCAATGCCCAGAAAGCTGGTAAAAAGCGCAAACAAAAATCAGGTAGTCGTGCTCCAAGTGGTTTCGTCAAACCTACCAAGATCAGTTCTGAATTGGCTAATTTCCTCGGAAAGCCAAAAGGAACTGAGATGGCACGCACTGAAGTTACCCGTGAGATCAATACGTATATCCGGGCGCATAAGCTCCAGGACCCGAAGAATGGGCGTCGAATTTTGGCCGATGCGAAGCTTCGCAAGTTGCTCAAGTTGACCAAGAATGACGAACTTACTTATTTCAACCTTCAACGTTACATGAGTCCTCACTTTGCTAAGTCGGCCAAGAAAAAGGCCGAAGCCGCTGCCAGTCAATGAGGGTAGCGAGTAATGAATTAGAAGAAGGGTCCACCAAGAAATATACAATTACAATGTCAGCATTAGCAGCAATATCTATGACAACAATTTGACAACAACACATTTTTAAATGTGGTTGAATTGTTTGAGAGAGAAACAATTGTGTTTGTTCTTCAAATTGCCGCAGAAGGAAGATTTCATAATTTAAATTACGAATCATATGATCACCTCTGATCCTACGATTAAAATTATAGTTAGTGTGACTCTGTCAACAGATGATGAATCCCCCACTTGGTAACACCGAACTGAGTTTCTTTCTGTCGATGCGAGTGTTGTAGATAGGCACATACTTCATAGTTGACAGTATCTTTGTGTCCTCTAAATCATAGATGTCAACGACATCCTTTAAAGCATAGTAGTCCTGCATTGAGATATGTCGTCCCCGAAGCCACTCAAGGAAGCCCTCTCTCTCCGTGGCATTATACGTACGAAACAAGTTGTAACCTTTGAATATGGAACAGGGGGTCTCCTTGTAATCTGTTCCAGCTAAGACACAGAGTTCAGTAAACTCTTTGGCAGACATGCCAAGTTGATCACGGACTTTCTCGGTGTCATAAATGACAGCTGTTCTGTGGAGAAGGCTCAAATACTTAAGGATGCGTGGACACCCATAAGCAAACATGTCTGTATCCTCGCTGAGACACGCATAAGCAGCTCCTTTGGTGACTAGGGCAGCACAGAGAGCATCTGCTTCCCCTTTTGACACCGTATAGTGCAGCCCACTGCCTTCTATCACTAGTTTTGCTCGCTGTATGTCTTGAAGTGTGATTCTTACAGTTGAGCCACGGAGTTTTTTGAGAGCAAGTCGAAGCACCCGCTGTTTATCCGCGACCATTGTATTTTTGAGCTCATTTTCGATCAAGGCATACTTCTCACGCGCCGCAGCGCGCTTTTTGGCTCTACGCGCCCTCTCATCATTCTTCTCAGGCGGTGACTCACCATCGAAGATAAAGAGAGCATGGATCTCGAGGTGCCTGAAGATACAGCACATTTCGAACAAATACTCGATCAACCCTCCTTGACTTGCGAAGCGATAGAGGTAAATACTTGCGTCGATTACGATTTTCTTTCCTCTTAACTGGATGAGTGGAATTTTTTTCGACACTGGACTGCGAAGTTCTTTTATAAATCTATTTAACATAGCTACTCCCATTTTTTTTAACGATATACAGGGTTTTGTGGATATCCTAACCTTACAGGACGGTTCAATTTTCCCCTATCCCATTCTGAGGCACCAACCCACAAATGGACATTCGCATTGACCTCAAAATGGTTTTATATTTAGTTGTAGGCCGCTTTTTCTGAAGGTCATGGAGAAATTCCCGAACCCGAGTCTGATCCTTCACGAAGTCATGTCTCACATAATGGTCAACAATGAATGTCAGAAAACGATCTGTACCCCCCTTCGAGAACCGGAGAATGTTCGAATTATTGAGCTTACACCATACCATAAAGTCCGCAGAATAATACATTAGTAATGCCTTTATGATATAATAGGCGAATACATTGCTCCTTTCCTTATACAGATACTTCCGAGTCGCAACGTGAGGTTCCCCCTCCGCATAGAGGCTGGTATAATCTATGCCCATGAAGTCAAGTACCTTAGCCATCTGAAACATGCTGAAGATTTGTTCGAAATGAATACAAAAATGACAATAAGTAAGGAACTTATTCTTATTGGTCTTGTCAGAAAGCAACTTGTATGAACAGAAGACACAGTTGATGATCTCGGCCCAAAATTCCGCGTAAGCCTCAAACGCATTGTAATCGGTCTTGATCGGAAATAATAGACGAAGCTTCTTGTTTAACTGCTCATTAGAATGCGCCGAAAAATCCAACCCAAACACATGAAATGTCTCATGAATAAATACCTTGAACAACTCCTCCTTCCTATATATTAGAATCTCTCCAGCACGTTGACAAGAGGTCGTCACCGCGGTGTTACAGTTCCAAGGACCGATAATATTACATTGACTTGGTGGCAATGCCTTCTCGAAAGGGGTAAGAGCACAATATATATTCAAGGTTTGAGAGCACTTTGAAGAAGCATAACTACCAACAATGTCCAACCATACGAACATTTCCCGTGCATAACTTTCTAGCGAACCCAGCTTATTAAACGAATCCTGAGATAACAACATGAATACTATTGTCACTTCCCTCTCTCCAATCAGCATCCCATATGACACCGTGCCGACCAAATGTTCTTCGACATAAGTACGAATATCCTTCGGGACATATGTGGAGCTCATGAGGCTGAGCCCGGATATACTCTTTATATTTGTTGTCTGCTCCACCTTCTTCTTTACATGTCCGGTTCTCCAACTGGCATTTACTCTTTCCTCAGCTGTCCGGACATCTCTATAAAGACCGAGAAGGACAGCGTTTTCTTTTCTACGTTCCGTATGTGATGGTTCCCGGCTTATTAAAGTAGGGAACTGTCTGATAAATAATTCCATCATGTCCTCTGAACCTGAGGCGAATTGCATTGATGTACTATATAGATATTGTTTTATATGGCCTCCGTATTTCATTCTTTACGGCCAGCGCCTTTTACCTGAGCTGCGAGTTTTGCTCTGATACGCATAGTATCATTGAATACAATTGGAGGAGCAGCTCGTACAAAGTGTTGCAACTTAGCATTTTTGGTCGCAAGAAGCACATTCTTTGCCCCCTCATTTTGTGTATACTTGGCTAGCTGAGCCTCCTCCATAGCCGCCGCATTCCTACCAGATGGGAAAAAGTCCGCATCCATCACAATAGATTTTGGCCGGAACTGTTTACCTTTGTACTTCCCCGTCTTACCACCAGCTGATTTTGCCATGGCGGGGTCTTTCGACAGTTCGGACCCCGAGTCAAGAGCAAACTGGTCATAGAACTCTTTATACCCGGGTTTCCCTTCTTGCATACCCTTCTTGAATTTGGAAGCATGATATCGGTGCTCAACTGAATTCCATCTTTTCCCATCCAGTTTGAAAGGGGCTACCCAAAAATTCGACAAGACTCGTCTCCACTGTGGGATAGCAGCAAGTTCCGAATAGTCACTCGCTTTATCTATAGGTATCGTTTCTCCACTTCCCTTTCCTGGCAGCGGCCCGTTGGCAGACTTGGAGTAAAATTGGAACACCACGGTTTCGTCACCTTCAGGTGCAGTCTGGGGAGTTGGCTTCGTCTGGACCTTTGTGCCGCCGCCTGGCCCCCCGCGCGCCACTTTCATGGCAAGAAACCCCGGTATGAACGAGTAAATACCGTCACCCTTCTCAAGGCACTTATCCACAATCAAAGTCTTTATATCGTGGGGGAGCTGTTGGAATGTGAACAGACCCCTTCCCTCATATGTTATCAGCTTATAATGGGGCGTTCGCATATCGATGTCCAGAAGTATGTAGTGCGCGGGATCGAATATTTTTGCCTTCTCTATAGCAGGAGGGACCATGTTACCACACTGGAGAATATTTGCCAAGTCGCGTTCATGGTGACTGCTACTTGAGAGGATGATTAGTTTGACATTCAATGCCTGCTCTATGGTCTGAATAGCCCATGTTTCACCCCAAAAACCACACTTTTTAACAGCTTGCTTGAATTTCTTCAGAGAAGTAACGCCTCTCATGAAGGCAAAGTCTCGCAGTAGGCGCCTCGCATGATCTTTCTCCCGCTGGACCCGGCGAAATTCATCAACAAGTGGTTTAGCCTTATCTACTATAGCTTTCTTCCTATTGCGATCCTGTTCCTTCTCAGCAGCTCTCCGTAAGCCATCGATTTCTTTCTTTAACGCATGAAGGCGCGCACGGCTCTCGCCCGGAGCTGCTGCATACATATCATACTGCTCTTTAAAGTTCCGAAACACTTCCTCCGTTGCGTTTCGCGAGAGCACCTCCCTTAGAGCTTTCACAGACGTCTCATGTCCCGATCCCTTGAAAGCATCTCGGATAACAGCAAATAAACAATCACCGCGTCCTTCGTTATCGACAATCCCATACCCGCTGTTACGCATGAATCTCTGTATCCAAGTATGCCCAGTATGTGGTTGATATGCTTGTCTCTTCTTCATCGCATCTGCTGATGTCTCTCCTTCGAGCATCTCCTGAGCAACTGTGGGCGTATTTGGCGCTGTCCACTCATCAGTCTCTAGCAGCTCGTTCCCAGTCTTTTTTCCCGAAGGAGGGATCTTTGATGACGTATTATCGGGCGGGGAGGCTGTACTCTGTTTCATACGCCTGCGCAAAAACACCGGAGTTACAAAAGCATAGAGCAATGGCCTCGGATCAGCGAGAAGACTGATGTCAAGATCACCATCCTCATCCAGGAGGTTTGGATATTCACGAGCCATAAACTCATATACTCCCAGTTGGGCGACGACGGTCTCACCTGATACCAAGTAGACAGGAACATATTGGATGCCCTTCTTAGCATAGGTGTAGCGAGTCTTACCTAAAGCAATAATACCCTCTATACCGGGGAGAATTTCTACTTCGTATAAATTGGCATCGAAATCAACGTCCTCTGGGCGGAGCTTTTTTGACGCATCGCCTTTATAAGATATCGACTTGTCCAGGCGGGAGACGACCATATATTCTAATCCAATATTATAAATTGTCTTAAATAGGTATCTTGCTTTATCTCTTCTAGGTACGACCATAACTTCTTCCGACGATAAGCCTTCTCCAAATTATCCTGATCTTTCTCAAAAATGACAATCTCCTCGACAAGCTGCTCCTTATTCTTTTTCCTTTTACTGATGTCATAATACGAGGCAATACGATCCAACTCTTTGCGAGTATAATTGGTATTATAGTCTACCTCTTGGGCGATGTAGTCATCCATAAAAGCATTAGAGGATATTTCCATAAGGTCTACCTCCTGTAGTAACTCGTCATATGTTGGAGGATTATCCTCCTTACATGATTCCTTTAAAGAAAAACTAAGGTTATGTGAGGTTTTGGCCATATTTTCTATAATATATGCCGACATTTTTATATTTATACTATATCATCCTCTATATCCATGAATTTAAAGATGCTTTTACTACTAAGACTCGAGTGTTTTCGAACATCACAGGCCAGGAGCATTTCTACGAAGCGTACCACATCTGGCCACCGATCTCCTCCTTCCATGCTAGCCGCTCCTTGTCCTATGAGAATGAGAAGGTTCTCCGCAAGCTCCTCGACCTCATTTCTCCTTCCCTCCTCATCCATGAGGGTTGTGAATTTCTCAATCAAACGTAACGTAAGTTCAAGCATCTGATTAGGATGAATTACACCATTGTTCATGAGGTGTATGAAGAAGCTGCTCATGGCGCGACGCTTGCTGTTCTCCTTATTGATACGGCAGAACTCATCATAGTCCTCTTCGGCGCTGACAAAGCGAATTTCGTCAAACAGTTCCAGAAAGGCACTCAGACTTTTCTCATATATTGATCTCATCAGAGGAAAAGTAGCAATCAGGTCCCTATAAAGCTCCGCATACAACTTTGACCAGAACTTATTGGCACTCCCAATCTCGAATATAGAGGTACCCACCTTCATCAAGTCGGCCTCTGGAGGATTACTATCTATGATCTTTCCTAGAACCTCAGTGATTGAAGTCTTCATACTGTTGTAATTAGTCGCAGTAATTTTATTGAGAGAGCTCCTTATCAGATCAAGGTCATGTTCGAGCCCTTCCTCATTTTTCTCAAGTTTCGTCGTCTTGAAATTCCTCATAGCAGCCCAATCCGCTCCAGTAATTGTTTGGCGTTGACGAGGGCGCCGTCCCTGTTGGTTGTTCACCCCATGGGCTCGCTTTTTAAATACAGGAGTACGCTGATACGTGGGCGCTCCTACACGCCGAGCGATAGTATTTATCATTAAGATGGTCTGCTCTGACAAGGGGACAAGGTCCCTTGACTGCATGACGTGGCTGAATGCCGGCAAATCATATACTTTTACTATATCTACCATGTCTGTGTGTGTACATGCAACAGGCGGGAGAGCTTTATGTCAATTTCCCGAATTTCTCAAGAAATTGAACCTTCCACAAATTGTTTTTAGATTGACTTAAACGCAGCAACTCATTGTATAGAATACGAAATGACAGATAATACGGCTACCAAAACAGACTTACCTCAAACCATCACAAACTGGGATGACCCGGACCTTAATCTAAGTTCAGAGATTCTCCGTGGCATTTATGGCATCGGCTTCGACAAACCTAGTCCCATTCAGCGACAGGGAGTTCCTCAGATGTTGAGGACTAATAAGGAAGGGAAACGACGAGACCTGATCGCACAAGCCCAGTCCGGAACCGGCAAGACTGGTTGCTTCTCCGTGGGGACCATCGAAATTGTTGATACCACAAAGGCTTTCACCCAGGCCCTCATTCTGGCTCCTACACATGAGTTAGCTAACCAGATTAAGGATGTTGTCACTGAAATGGGTCAATATTGTAAGATTGTGGTCCAGCTCCTTGTAGGTGGCACATCGGTTGATCGTGACCGGGAGCGTCTTGACACGAATCCACCACATATCATCGTTGGGACTCCGGGTCGTGTCCATGACATGATCAGGCGCAAATACCTCAAAACAGGAGGTATTAACTGCTTGGTCCTTGATGAGGCCGATGAGATGTTGTCGGCTGGCTTTAAGGATCAAATCTACAAGATCTTTCAATATATGCCCAACGAACTCCAAATCTGCCTCTTCAGTGCTACAGTCCCCCTTGAACTTGAAGAGTTAACGAAAAAGTTTATGATAAACCCTGCCAAGATTCTCGTTAAGGCTCAACAGCTTACTCTACAAGGTATTGCACAATACTTCGTGAGACTCGATAGCGACGAGCAGAAGTATGCCACAATTAAAGACTTGTTCGCATCACTAAGTATCTCGCAGGCAATCATCTACTGCAACAGCACACGGCGTGTGGATGACCTTCAGGAGGCAATGGAAGCTGATAACTTTCCCGTGAAAAAGATCCATGGAAAGATGGATGAAAGCGAGCGCAAGGCGACGCATAAGGAGTTCAAACAAGGTGGTTGTCGTGTGCTCATCACCTCAGACTTGTTTGCCAGAGGGATCGATGTCCAGCAGGTCAGCATCGTCATCAACTTCGATGTTCCAAAGAGTGAGCATACTTACCTCCACCGTATTGGCCGATCTGGTCGTTGGGGTAGGAAGGGAATTGCGATCAACTTCGTGACTCGTCACGATGGTGCACGTCTCAAACATTTCGAGGAATACTATGAAACTCAAATTAATGAAATGCCATCAAACTATACCGAGCACCTCGGCCTCTAAATTCGTCAGTGGATGCCTCTTTATTTCTTCGATTGGTTTAACAACCAATGGAAGAGAATATCAAAGATAATTTCAAGCTCCCTATACATTTTTGTCCTGTCCAGCACAAACTCTCCACCAACCTCTACGACGATTTAGAACTCTTAAGCGTACATGACGATGTGTCTGGTACCCCGATATATCACTACGCATTTCGCCCCACTACCCAGTTTGGCAAGTTATGTACATCTCAATGGGCGGAGTCCTATACCACCGATCGGAATTTCCTCATGGAGTCACAGAAGTTTCATAAGCGATGCGACAATGTCGTCTGTAAACCTAAATTGGCGGAGAATGTGTGGAAAATGTGGAAAGGAGTTCGCGAAGAAGAAGGATTCCTCGAGAAATACCAATACCTGGAAGTGGAAAGGCTTGCATGGTTGAACAAATCCACTCTATTTCTCACCGTCCTCATGTTCTATGGGATGGTATCTCCCGTACTCAATCTACTCGCCCCGATTCTTCTTCTCATCATTCCATTCATCATTATACGAATCATGCGTATCCCTCTAACCATAGAAACCTATACATCAATCCTTAAACGCCAACTCCAGAATCATACCATTGGTCGAATGTTCATGGACTTCTCCTCAGTATCTCTGTCCCAGAAGGCCTACATAGGACTATGTTTCGGTATGTATATCTATAACATATACCAGAATGTTCTCTCCTGCATACGGTTCCACAAGAACACTAGTATTATAAACGGACACTTCTCAAATCTGAGAGAATACCTTAGTCATACAGCAACAGAGACAGGCAAAATACTGAAGATAACTGATGATCTTGAAACTTTTTCGAAGTTTAATCAGTATCTGAAATCGAATCTGGAGAGAATTGAGCGTGTCCGAGGGGACATTGATTCAATACCACAAGGGGGGTTCTCACTTAGGGGTCTCCCACATATAGGGAAAACCATGCAACAATTCTATAGACTCCACGAAGATAAGGAGCTGGAAGCCACACTATTCTTCTCCTTTGGCCTCAATGGTTACCTCGAAACGCTCGACGGGATCTACAACAACATAAAACAAGGAAGCATCCATCCTGCGAGGTTCATCGAGAGAAAGAAACCTCGCATGAAAATGACCGGCGCATATCACCCCGCAATAGAAGGAAAACCAGTTCCAAACGACGTCTCACTATCTAATAATATTATCATCACAGGACCCAATGCTGCCGGGAAAACCACCCTTCTCAAAAGCACAATCATCAATCTACTGATCTCACAACAAACAGGATACGGCTTCTATGAAAAAGCCGAGATAACACCATTTGACTATATTCATTGCTACCTCAACATCCCAGACACCTCTGCCAGGGACAGTCTCTTCCAAGCAGAGGCTCGCCGCTGTAAGGGAATTCTTGACATGATAGAAGCAGATAGGAACGCAAAACATTTCTGCATTTTCGACGAACTCTACTCCGGAACAAACCCATACGAAGCCATAGGGAGCGCATATTCATACCTCCGTTATGTGAGTAAGTTCTCCGGAGTCCGCTTCATGATCACAACCCACTTTGTTCGCCTCTGTAACCTCTTCAAAAAGATAAAGGGGACGACTAATAAACATATGGAGGCTTCACTTACCAACAAAGGCCCTGTCTACAGTTATAGATTAAGGTCCGGAATATCAGAGACGAAGGGTGGTGTCTCGGTTCTTAAAGGTTTGGAGTATCCTCGCGAAATTATAGAAGAAACACAACGGATTATCGAACTCATATAGCTCGTTTATCTTGGCGATTAAAAATATACCAGAGGTATAATGTGGAGCACCATTGTAGCTATAAGTTTAGGGGTCACTTCGTTTGCCGCGCTCGCACTCTTCTATTACTTTCGACAACGTATTGCCAGGGTAGAGCACAAAGTAGATGTTATGTTTCAATTAATACAAGAACACAACACAGCTCGCCAGTTTCCTCCCGCTATGACATACGGCTCACCACCACCTGAGAGAACTTCCGAACCTCAAAATGAACTCATCGAAATATCTGGTGACGAAGAAGATTCCGACAGCAGCAGTATAGTCTCCGATACTGAAGACCCATTGACGATCACTTCCGCCTCTCCCGGGGAAAATATACGAGCAATTGAGCTAAAGCTCAGCGGAGCAGAAGCATCATCAGCTCATAGCCACAACTCAGAGGATCTAGATGATCTTGATGAAATCAGTGATATAGAAGAAGACGGCGATGGAGAACAGGAGATCGTCTTCGAAGAGGGAGGAGAAGACGATGGTATCGATATGAATGAAGTTATTGAGGTGAAGACACCAGAAACAGGACCAGAAACGGCACCAGAAGAAGTTACCGATGGTATTGTCGAAGAAGTATCATTGGATAACATCGAAGAAGCAGACATTAAGACAGTAACACTCGCTCCAGAACCACCATCACTCGACTTACAGACACTTACCGTTAAGGAGCTGAAGAAACTCGCCGCTGACCGAAAGTTAAGCAACTATAAAAGCCTACGCCGACCCAAACTCATTGAGCTTCTAGAAAGCACAATCGGGGAATAATTTTATCTAGGACTATTATAGACAATGAGTTGGGGTACCTGCATAAAAGGAAGTAACAATATTCATTCAGGCTTTCCGGCCCTTATGAGCGATGGTCGTTTCTCTACCACTTGGAACGCAGCTTGCCAAAGGAATGAGAACCTCCAGAAACAAGTCGGTATCACCGATAATTACGACTACCGGCAATACTTGATGAAGCACGGGAACCAGATCAGAGAAGCTAACCAGATAGCAGCATGTGGTCAATGCTGTGGATGTCGCGACGACTTTAAACCACGACCACCTGTCAAATTTCCACATTATATATTCAAATCATGCTCCGACAAGACACGACCATACGGATATGAAGGCTCTAACCTTAAGAACCTATATTTATCAAGGGCGGCCCTCCAAAGTCGTCTTGTAGCCCCCATCATTACTCAAGCAGAAATGATACAGACCGGTGTTCGCAACTGGAACTAGATATGGAGAAACAAATCACCATATCTAGTCAAATAATATCTGGTTAATACAACAATGCCACCTAAGAAACTAAGGACCCTAAAACTATCTGGTACACAGAAGAGGCGTCAAAAAGGGCGTCAAGCACCACGACGACAGAATAGGACAAAGAAGAAGAAGACTATACCACAGAAGAAGAAGACTATGCCAAAGAAGAAGAAGACTATGCCAAAGAAGACTATACCTGTGAAGAAGAAGACTATACCTGTGAAGAAGACTATACCAGTGAAGAAGAAGACTATACCTGTGAAGAAGAAGACTATACCTGTGAAGAAGAAGACTATACCTGTGAAGAAGAAGACTATACCTGTGAAGAAGAAGACTATACCTGTGAAGAAGACTATACCAGTGAAGAAGACTATATCGGTATCACAGAAGACAACTCCACCAGTTGTGGCGACATCTTCACAGCCATCTCACCCCCAACCACTGAAGGATAATCCGGGGGTGAAGTTTCCCGTAATGAAAAAAGGATCCTTAGCAAACATCCAAAAACCCTTCGCTCGACTGAAATTGGCATTGTCCTCCCCTTAATGAGATTAAAAACAATGTCCCTGACATCTATAATGAAAATTTTAAGTATTGATGTCGGTATGAAGTATCTAGCCTACTGCCTCTTTGACCGCAAAGAGGATCAGACATTCTGTGTGTCATCCTGGGGAATTCTTAACTTATGTGGGCAGGTGAGACATACATGCTCAGGCAAACTGAGCAACGATAAGCCCTGTGGTAAGACAGGCAAATTACATAAGGATGGCAAATACTTTTGTAAAATTCATGCAAAACAGGCTAACTATAAGATACCGGCGAATAATCTCACACCTAAACGATTGGGTCGTCAACGCGTTAAGGGACTCAAAGCTATATGTGAAGAAATGGAGATCCCCCTTCCTAAGAAGATTCGAAAGGGGGATTGTTTAGAGTTGATAAATAAGGAACTCGCGGAGAGCTATCTAGAATTTGTCCCGCACGTTGATACCCGCAATATTTCGATTGTAGAATTTGGCTACCAAATAAAGAAAGAATTTGATGCCCTTCTAGGAGACATAACCATTGACCGTGTCCTCGTGGAAAATCAGGTAGGCCCTCTCGCCTTGCGGATGAAGGTAATTCAGGGTATGATAACTCAGCATTTCATTGAAAGAGGATGCGCATGTATACTGGCAATCTCTCCAGCTAACAAATTAAAAGGAGTTTTAGGAGCAAACAAAAAGACAACTTATGCACAACGAAAGAAAATAGGGGTGTTGGAAACACGACGATTGATTGTGGAACATATTACCATGCATGAGTGGGCGGATATATTCAACGCACACAAAAAGAAAGATGATTTAGCCGATGCATTTTTACAGGGGATATGGTACTTGCGCAATAATGGCCTGGTATCGGGACTATGAAGAAGTGTCTCTGCGTCTTACTTAGAATTATAAGTTCTTGCTAGATCATAATGACTTCGAATGTCGTCCCAGAGGTAATTGACATAGGTAGCACTAGATCCGTTTCCCCGCGACTCAGTGTGGTGGGAAATGGTACCGCGGGTACCATTAAGTTGACAAATCTACCGCCACCCACATCATCGTCTACATCAGGTGGCAACAAGTCAGTAAATTTCGGTCCAGGGGTGGATCTACTTATGAACCAAAACCGTGCTCGCTCAGGATCACCGAAGCCGGATATCCATCTTTCGGATCTTAAGAGTATAAGAGCTTTCGAGGCACCAAAGGGACCTACTTCCACACAGGCGCGGAATGTAGCAGCCAATATTGCTCCCCCGGGTGCTAGGGCTGGGGGTGTGCTACCTACGACTATTCCTACTGCCGATAAGAAGATTAAGATCTCCGTTACAGAATCAGGTACCTTCAACCCCCCTAAGGTTGGTGAGGCTAGTGGCACGGCAGGCCAGAAGGGTTCAACATGGGACGGGTTCAAGAAATTTAATGAGATCCCTGTTAATCCGGCGGCAGCTCCTCCTCCGAAACCGGTACTAGCGCCAGAGGAAGAGCTTAAGCAAAAACTTACTATTCTGAGAAAACTCGAAGGATTAGAGAAAAAGGGGATCAGACTGACGAAGAAGTATACAATGGAGAGCAGCTTGGCAGAGATAAAGAGCGAGTATGAGACTATTAGATGTGAGAAAGAACGGTCTAATTCAGTGAAGTTCCAAGGGAAGATGATGATGGCCTGTGTGTCGGCGATCGAGTATATGAATGGTAAGTTCGACCCATTTGATATAAAACTCGACGGTTGGGGTGAATCGATAAACGAGAATCTTAATGATTACGACGAGGTGTTTGCCGAGCTCCATGAGAAATATGGCGGGAAGGCCAAGATGTCACCAGAAATCAAACTCATATTTATGCTTGGAGGAAGCGCTGCCATGATTCACATGACGAACACGATGTTCAAGTCCTCGATGCCGGGTATGGATGATATCATGCGACAGAATCCTGAGCTCATGCAGCAGTTCACACAAGCGGCTGCGAACAGCATGGGAGCCAGCAATCCTGGGTTCGGTAACTTCATGGCAAACGTATCGCGAGGCGGTATGGCACCGCCAATGGGATCCCCACCGGGACCACCTGATTATATGAGACAAAGGCCACCAGCCGCCCCGAATAGCCACCCCACCCGACCGGACGTGGGAATGGCTCGTGGTCAACCCCAGTTTAATGATGCCGTGAATATGCAGAGAAGTGAAGCTTCAATTGAACAGAATAGAAAAATAAAGCGGCGGCCTGAAATGAAGGGTCCGAGTGATATTACTGACATCTTATCCGGGTTAAAGACAAAGAAGGTGAACATCAGAGATAATGCCGCAGCCAGCACAATTAGTGTGGAGGACGTCGAAGAACTCAATAAGCGGGGACCAGGGATACAGAAGCGGTCAAAACGTCGTCCTCGTTCCGAGCGCAATACAGTAAGCCTGGATCTCATCTAAAATAATCCCATTATATAGTAACATATAATGGCATCTCTAGCAACAACAGAAGGACAGAAACAAGGTACTACTTGGAAGCGTGAAGAAGGTGGTCGCCTACAGAGAGAACCCGAGGCTGCGCGAGTCATCCAGCGACTCGCACGGCGTCGGCGCGTGAAAAGAGGTCTGGCATGGGATGAGATCCGAAATGCTGTTTGTAGTGTTAACCCAGAGGAAACGTATTTCGACGAACTTGAGAGCAATCGGGTGTCAAACCATGATGGTCTAAAAAAAGAAGGCGGAAAGGAACAGGTGTCAGGGTTAGAGCAACTCCTATATACAGATCCGATGGTCGTCCTGCCCGAAAATATGGAACTTCTCACAGGTAATCCTCGGTTTCTTCGTGGCGCAACAAGTTGGATGACACCGACCATGGCCAGAGATAACAGTGGGGTGGTTAAAGTTCGGTTCAGGAAAAATACAGTCCAATCTCCTTTATTCCGTATGTCTAGAAAAGCTGATGTTCCAACTTTCTCCAAAGAGTTTCGGTTCTTGGTAATCCTCTATGGTCCATCTGGTAGTGGGAAAAGCCAATTACTCCTGGGAACAGATGTTCTTAAGAAAAGTAGCGGTGCCAGTAGTCAAAGCTTCTCTTGTGGTAGTATTAGCTCTACCAGTAGGCTGTGGAAATTATGCTCAAAAATTAATGGTACCGCGGCTGGACAACCATGGTTGCATATTGGCACAGACAACGCACTTACTGGGGTGGAGACAGGTTGTTGGTATAGAGCTATAGAAGAGGCAGGGAAGTATGATGATTTAAGGTTTGGAGGAGACAAGAAGGAGGAAGCATATCATCAGACCGCGGCTGCTCAGCGCGTTTACGCCGAGAACATGTCTAAATTGGCGACCGGAGTGGATATTGAGGACGAGGAGGGGCTGAGAGAATACCATAAGAAAACATCGAGTCTCCACACAAAGATGCGCACTGAGGTTCAGGGCTTTCGAGACCTAGCTTTAGATGCTGCTGTTTTCACCGGTAAAAATATAGTATATGAGACCACTGGGGCCAAGAAAGAGACATTCGCGCGGGTTCTTCGGTCGGTCTATGAAACAAGCAACTGTGGGAATAAGTACAATTATATTGTCCTTCTAGTGACGACCCTTACTGAGGGTTCTACATTGGTTGATAGAGTGCTAACGCGATCCGTTACGAACATTAGAGAGCAGCTTTCAACACAAGATCAACTACTGCCAACCACATCGCCTAACCCTTACTCCCCTGATTTTCTTACCACGGCCGACAACATATTCAAATTCTCACAAGACCTTATTGGACAATGCTCAAGGAAGGAGACAGTTTCCACCGCACAGGGGAGGGAACAAACTAAATTCTCAGGGAATTGTCCCGGATTCGGCCCGGACATGCTCTATATCTTTGATAGCAAGTCGGAGCTACCTATCGAGGTCCCTCTAAGCGAACGATCTCTATATCTATACGATCATAACACAACCGGCAAATCAAGTCTCAGGGGCGACAGCCGAAGAAGAGCGATTATCCGGAAAGGTCTTCACAAGACTGTATTAGAGGATAGGTTGGAAACGGTGAGAGCTTCAACCAGACTAGCATACCGTCTGGGTACCAGAGTCATATGGCGCGAGACGGGACGCGGCACTGTTGAAGGGCCTCCTCGACCGTTGGACGATGATCAGGTTGGTGATGGACCCGATTTTCTTATTCCGGTCAAATTAGACGGCAATAACAGCATATTCCTAGTACCAAGCAAGGAGCTTGAGCCGCTATTTGCGGGACCAGAACGCGGGGATTTGCTGGGCGACGATTGGATGCCTGAACAAAGTGAAAATAAGGGTGGAAGCGAGAAAATCCCGAAATTTGGCGGCGGTTTTTGGAAAAGAGTCAGACGAATGAAAAAGGCAACCAGAAAGAAGAAAAAGAAGAAATTCCCTACTAGAAAAACACGAAAGCTGCGTCACTATAAACAGACCTAGGTATGATTAGTTTCCGTAATGGTTTCCCGGCAAGTGAATCCATTATATTGATGATATGAAACCTCTGAGCCTCCATATCACCTCGCCTTATAAAACGCGTCTCTATACAATTCTCCGCTCCAAAACTGGAATGGACATAAAATGTTACCTTGTCAATACATTCTTCCATATAGTAGATAAAGATTTTGATATTTCCAATAAATTATGGGCTAATAATGTAGATGGTGTTGGGTTATCTAATATATGAAGCGGTTGATGTTGCGTATACAGTAACCACTCTTGGGTACAGAGGTGTACGGGGTATATACTACTGGGCAAGTGGTCAGGATTATCCGGAAGTTGTCCTAGAGAGGGAAGAACATGAGGATGTCGTGAAACTTAAGGAGCGCGTCGAGAAACTCGAGGCTCTTCTGAAAAAAAAGATTGACGAGGAGGTTGTTCATGATGAGAATACAAAAAACTGACTAAGGACTAACGGCGAGCTTTCCTGCGACGATGTTTCTTTGGTGCCTTTTTTAATGTTCTCGACCGTCTTCTCTTCCTTCTCCTCCGTGTTCGCCGGGAGCCCCCAACTCTTACCCCCGTTGTCTTTGTAGCACTGGGTGGTGATAAAGCGCTCAAGGGCGTGATTGCATTGTACAGGCGTCTGGCTATCGCAAGACCGGGAGAGATGGTGGTTGCCAACTGACGCATCGTCCAAGCTAATGTGTCGTCGTACACAATAGCTGATCCTTTGGCCTTCGTGATTATGCTCTCTATAGAGGGAATGGGGTATCGTAGGATCGTGGCTAGTTTGGCCATAGATGATTGCCATCCCTGGAATTCACTCAGCTTTCCTGCTGACATGTTGTTACGGACTGCCCATAGGGCCCGCTCTCTGGTCAAACCATTATTGAGCATGGTACTCATCGTTGCGTGGAGAGCGACAGGCATTGATCGACCAAAGGTAATTATCTCGGGGAACCCTGTCACAATTGCCCCACGACCACCAACAACAGGGAAGACACCATAATGGGTTATGATCTGGAAGTATTTCAGAATATGGTATATGCGCCATGCTGTCTCTCGGAGACCGGTACTCGCAGAGGTATTCTGCCTAGGCAACGACTCGGCATACTTTAGCATAGCTGTCTCGCTAATTGGTTTTACTTTTCCCCCTTTGACTGGGAACATCTTCGCTATCATACTTGGAAGGACGGTTGGTTCATCTACTTTGAGCACCCAGGGCTTCGGTGTAAGAGCCTTCTTGGCCTGATTAGCGTGATATTTACAATGTTTGAAGACTCCCCCCGATATTAATCCCATCCCTTTTCCAGCCATCGACGCTGCTGTGGATGCGGCGGCAGCCGACCTCTTCATTGCGTCACCTAATGTCCCATGAATAGTGTTTTTTTCCGAAACAGGGGACAGACTTGTTGCTACATTTGCCATTAGTTGTATTAAGCTTAGATATTTATGCATGCTCTGCTTTATAATAAAGATAAGTCACAAGTATTGGGGTTAGGATATCAAGCCACAGGATTAGTCCAGCATTATTTTCACTCAAATTTCCTTCCACCAAGGCCCCGTAGACATGGTTGAGCCCCGCTAGTCCCGAAAATATTGCGAATACGAAGATTATCCCCATATCTAGTTTAGTAAAGGGATGGATAGCTACGGCTGCAAGAAGAGCTCCTATACCAACGGCAATATCATAGAAGGCAACCTCTCTTTGAAACGGACTGGGTTTCCATCCTATACTCGATGCTGCAATTTCAGGCGAAAGGAGATGGAATGTTCCGCCCCATAAGTAGATGACGCCTACAAGCCAAAATAAGGTATATCGAAGCAAAGATCGCCAGAATTGTTTCTTGTTGCCGAATAAAGGGAACGTTACTATCAAACCGATGATGCTTAGCAGGGGTATGTGTGTGAGAACGAACTTGATTATGTCATCAATCATATATACTGACCGTATATATAATTATTTGTTTATAGCTTCCTGTTGATAGGTAACGTATGCAAGGTAAGTGAAACCAGCTGCCCCGAGAATAGTGCCTAAAACCGAATACCATCCATGTGGCACCGTCAATGCGACGCAAATTTGATTGGGCACTCTCAAAAGCAACATCATCGTCAAGGAAACGGCGAGTATCGCGGAGAAAGGTTTCCCGTGACGCACAGCATCTATTTGCGCATATGTGCCATATATTGCGAAAAATAAGGCGACAACGTGGAGATATCCTGTATAACGCATCATCATTTTAGAACAACGCATTGTATAGTATACTACGAATATAATTGGCTTCTAAAGGACTCGAGCATACGCACATGTTGTCTCTTACGCTCACGCTTCTTCATCTTTTCGAGTACAGCTATGGCACTTCTCATTTCTTCGGGTGTCACGCGTCCATCGTCGTCTTTATCAAGGGCCTCTTCATACCTACGCAAGTGATGCGGTATAACACAATAAGGGCTGTCCTCATTGAAGAAGTGGTCGGTCAAGAACATAAAAGCAGCGGTCATACCAATCGCCAATAGAACATCCCGGGTTCCCATCCAGATAATAGCAAATATTAACATCTGGCGAGCCACCGTATTCTGTAGATATTGCTCCTGGGATTTGCTCAGCTTTATAGTAATATATTTTGACCCGATATTCAACATAATCATCACTAGACCAGCAAAGAACTTACTGTTATTCAAACTATGAAGCCCCCTGCCTATTGTACTCCCCATATTACCTACGAATGTAGTCATATTCTTAACATCTAGAGATATTTTTTTCTAGAGCGCTCCCATGAGGATTCAAGCCTATCTCGATAAGGTTTTGACGTTCTACGGAGGTACTTGTTGGCCCGGTTGTACTGATATCTTAACCAGCGTGGAGAGAACCCCTCGGTAGTACGTCGGTGATAGGATGCCAGGCATATCAATATAATGCTACAGCTGGCTATTAATATAAAAGTCCGAAGATTACTCTCCATAATATATACTGGATCTAGAAATAATTTGAAAAAGCCTCCTTCTCGCTGGTCTGTGTATGAGGCTTCTCCAAACCCGGAAGTGTCTCCTCCTCCGCCTCCCGTCCCCGCAGAAGAGCACCCTTCCTCAACTGTTCATCTATTGCAATCTGTGAAGTTCCCGATACCGTAACCCGACAGAGTCCATCGTGACATTTTCCCGTTGGACCACAATCCTCGTCCTCTTTACAAGTACGCTTTGCCGTCACCTTCTTTCCTTTCTTTCCTCCCCCATTATTTTTCATCCCCTCATGTGTCGATTCGATAAGTACGATTAATATGCCGGCCGCCAGAATCCCGGCCCCGATCCCAAAAGATGATGCCACTACTCCTACAAGAACGACTCCGGCTGCTTTGCCTAAAGTCGTGCCGACGGCCTCCACCAAGGCGTGAGGTCTACTGTATAACAGTGCCAATAATAGTGCTGCTAGCGTTAACTGTACGTATAGCTCCATTTGTATATACAATTACAGGATAAAAATTTTAGGATCAGTGCCCAAAATAATATATAGTTTGAATATAAGTATGTCTATAGGCCACCCCTTAGGTTATGCCCAATTTGATTCAGAAGATATTGGTCCACCTCCAAAGCGTGGGACCGGGACACGCCGAAGGAAAGTTAAGAGTAGCATTAAGAGTAAGCAGGCGCGCCGCTTCCTAAACGCATTGCCGGGTTTCTCGACAGATAAAACAGAAGAAGATGAAGACAACAATTTAGCCGACTTCCATCCTACTACAGCACCACCCGCCGCCGCTACTGCTGCTCCTTTACCGGATCCCGCGAAGAATGTACCGGGATACGGGCCTCAACATAACGACGAAGAACGAGATGGTGGTATATCGCCGCAAGCATATTCTCAATTAGATAGCTCAGCTAGTATTCGGAACTATTATAACCAATACTTGCCATACTATACGCAAGCAGCCAATACTTCAGCGAGTGTCCATGGGAGTGGTGATGAGCTCATGACAAAGTTGAACTATATGATTACTCTTCTTGAAGGACAGAAGGACGAGAAGACGGATAGTGTGACCGAAGAACTAGTCCTTTATACATTTTTAGGGGTATTCGTGATTTTCATTGTTGACTCCTTCGCAAGGGCTGGAAAATACACCCGCTAATTTAGAAGAAATACATTTGAAGACAAGAACGGTCTGTATATGAAATTATACAAATAGTATGCCATAGGAGACTCCCACAGAGAGCTACATCGCCTCATTACATTCTTGAGAATATGTCCATTGTTGGAGATGTTCTCGATAACCACATAAATATACGACATTTCCCTCGAAGCTAGGACTAAGGCATTCGAAAAACATTCTACCAGTAGCTCTTGATATCCAGGTGAGAAGCATGAGGCAATTGCCTCAAGACTTCTACCTCCACTATAGGTGGTGTGGGGGTCACGGAAGACATAACAACCAACCACCTCATTCGCATCCATGATGAGAGTAATGAGCAATAGTCGCGATTCTACTAACTGTTTCAAGTTGCTCATGCTGGGAAAAGCAGAACAAGGGAAATTATCTCGGATAATACGGACATAGTGGGCAAATAACTCAAAGTTCCCTCCATTCACCAAATGACAGGAAATATTATTAGGAATCATGAAGTTTGGCTTATTCAAATACTTCGTTGGGAAACAATAGGCCATATAGGCTGTAAGGGGGACCATAAAGTTGACTGTGCCTTCCCTCTTAAATAGAAACACATCTCGTGAGTTCTTCATCCGACTGTTCCGGTAGTGGGAGTATATGACTCTTGGAGCCACTCCCTTCTTTCGCTGAGATTTGTGAACACATAGATAGTCCACATATGATACTGATAAAGGTTTATCGTAAAGTAGCATGTCTATGGGTCTGGAGGTCATGGCACCTATGAGACGGCGCGTAGTATCCAGGCCATTTACACCTTTGTCTGCTAGGATCTGTGAATCGAAAAGGAGGGATATCCATACAGGGGCCGCATGACCTTTAAGGTAGTCGAAAACCGCCTTGCGCGTAGGCGAGTATTGTTCACGCTTGTGAGGCATAAAATGCCCATTGATTAGGTGATAGAATAGTTCCTTTTTTTCGGCTGACAACTCTCCAAACTGGCAATGATTGACTGTTGTGTCGTAGAACTTGGTCATTGGTGGCTGTGCATGCTGGACAAGACCATAGGGGTATATCCATGCCCAGAGATTGTAGATATGGAATACTGGCTGTTGAGACCAGAAACGAAAACGGAATCTGATGTAGAGCCAGCACGATACTAAAAGAATCAAAAGCGTCAATCCAAGGTATACCAACATTGAACTGCAACAACATTATGGATGAATTCTTACAACGTAAATGTGATTTATATCTAATAGTAGACTATATGGGTCTGAATTTTGCTGACCAATATAGCATATTGCATTTCTCTGTGGGTTCAGTTGCATACTTCTGGAACATCCCCCTTTTAATTGCACTAATCGGTCATACTATATTCGAGCTTGGAGAGAATACGAAAACTGGTATAACATTCATAAACAAACATTTCATTCGCTCGGGGGTCTTCCGTTGGCCAGGGGGCAAAAATTATGCCGACTCCTATCTCAACATCTTTGGAGACACTGTCTTCTTCGTTATTGGATGGTGCGTTTCTGCTTTTCTAGATGTGATAGGGACCCAGAGACAATGGTATATAGCTAACCCGAAAACGTAAATATACATTTTTACTCCGGTTTATAGAGGATATATAAGTACTGGTACTCGTATTGGACTGGCAACAAGTCGATCTTTCCGAGCATTACAAAACCAATGTCCTTCGCAAGAGATAGAATGTCTCTTTGGCTCTCCATATAGAACGTATGTGTATGCTGCCTAATCTTTCCCGTGGCATCATCATTGAAAACTTCATCAAAGCTAGCCCTATTATCCGCCCAGTCCTTCGACCAAGAGAAGTTTGCCTTATATTGAAAATCTTTAAACTTTACCAGGGAGTTGGTTATCCTCTTTTTTGCGTATTTCTGGGGCGAGACCATTGTCAGCGGGTTAGCACTATTTATTATCGGGTCGAACATATCCCTATTCACCAGATGCAGAACTAGATACCCACCTGGAAGCAACCAGTCATAACAGTTTTGAAAAAACTGCTGCTTCTTTTCAATATAGTAAATTGTGAAGTAGAGGCACAATATATGCGAGAAAGTAGCGGCAGGAAACAACATGAAGTTAAGAGCGCTTCCAACCTTAAATGTTGCGTGCGGGTACTTCGCTGTGGATATATTGACCATGGCTGGTGATAGGTCCAAGCCGATCGCATTATACCCTTTCCCACGAAGGAGCCCCACGTGATGCCCAGTCCCCGAACCGACATCTAATATGAAACTTGCTTGTGTTGGCCTAGTCGTATTGATGATCTTCCCGATTTCATACTCATTCTTAACTTCATCATGGACAAGATCGTCATAAACTCTACTGTAGAATCCATCATATAAATTATCGTTTCTCATCGAAACAAACTTCTTCTCTTGAATGAAGCCCTCGCGAACAGCTCTGCATTTTCCTTTCGTTCCTGAGACAAGTAGCACTAGAATAAGGAGGACGAGAGCTTTCAACCATGGAGACGACTTGTTGAATCGTTTCACGACCTTATTAATACTCCTACTTATGGACTTCAACATCTATATGTAGTATGCGTACATTTTTTATGTTCATGCTATTTAATGGACCCAACAGCCATAAATGATAGGCGAACTCCGAAGGAATTCTCTGGCATGACCTTCTCAAAATTTAAGAAGTCTGAGGCGAAAAAAGAGTTACTAAAGAGCCTCCTTTCCGGGAGAATCGAACCAGCTTGTTACTGGGCGGCTGAATTCATATGTGCGGGTCATCTGGCAAATCTCTGGGAGTGTATATTGTTGTGCTGCGGAAGAGATATTCATCTAGCAAATCCGGCCCTCCCGCTTTATCTCTCCATCCGTGCGGAGAAATTTAAAGAAGTAGTCGCAAACGGTTATACTGGCAATGAGTTGAAATTGCGGGATAGTCCAAAGATCAGAACACTTTTTGCCGAGATAATGGCCGTACTCTGCCAATCCAGAAAAAAACACAGTTTCACAACAGTCAAACTAGAAAATGGGTCTTTAGATAGCACCGGGATAGCGGGTCTATGTAAAGCAAAAGACATCTCTTATGGACAAGCTGTCTTCCAAAAGGAGGATCCTAAAGAATTCTTTATCGCCATTAATGAACTTGCGTTTCAGCTCTCCCAACATTCCCGGAATGGGACCAGAGCCTGCTATTGGATAGAATGGATATTGGAGTATGAGGCAGCATGTAAAAAAAAGCATAACATTCGTTTCGTTTGCGAGCGACGCCCCCACATTCCAGTACCATCAAAACAACAGAAGAATATCATCTGGATTGTATGGGACATCATACTATATGAATCCTCACAGAGAGGTCAGACCCACAGGAAGATTATAGATTCTCTGCTATCCCTCTACTGTCTGCGATTCACTCCAGGGGTGCGTCGCAAGAGACGGTTTCTACTGTATTTTGCGGTAGCGGTTGTTAGTGACCCATTCGATGTTAATCTCCCACTCTTTAATGACCAGACACCCATAGATAAGGCGCGCGACAATATCAACTTAATCTATGCACAGGTCAAGAAGAATGAAGTTAGTCCCAATATGTCATATTTATTTAATAGTGGTGTGGATGATGGGAGAAATCTGGAGAGAAGTATCGCAAAAATGGAGAAGATGTCCAGTATCGGCCCCTTTATACCAAGGAAGCTATGACGGTCACACTAAAGAACTTAAATATACCGGAATATGCTCACCATATAATGACATCCTATGTAGCAGCAGCAGAAGCTCAAACTGTCCCACAAGAGGACACCCCGGCGACATCAGCAGAAACGGAGGCACCACGTACTCAACAACATACGCCTGATAGAGGTTCGACCAATTGGCTTACAACGGCCCCAATCACAAGCGAAAATGTAGCCCTCAATGTGATTGTAGGATTCATTGGTGTCGCTCAGAAAAGAGGGGCATTTTCTTTAGAGGAGGCAGCCCGCCTCCATCAATGCGTTAAGATGTTCCAGAGGGGGAATCGATCCTCCTAGGCCAGAGCAAGTTACATAGACGCCCTTTCATCACATTTTCTATTCTGATGGAGTATATGGTCCAGTATACAACTGTGTAAACGCTCAATGGGCGAGCGTTGGATTGTGTCACCGATACAGGTGTAAGCCGATCAGCCAACTCTTTCGAAAATGAACATGATCCATTATCGGTTATCTTACCCAAATGTGTACCCCCTGGTAGCTCAATTCTTTTTTCCTTCTCTACCTTTATACTAGCACGTCCCTCCCTAGGATAAGAACAGTCGCCCGTATATACTTTTACCATATTCTTGCAAAGTCGGTAATAAAGCACTAGAGGACTTTTAGTAAAACGTTCCCTGAGACTTGCCAATATGCCCCGTGCCGCCTTATCCAACACAACATACCCTTCACGATTATTGTAATACCAAATATTTAGAAGGACCTCTGAGGGCAGCGCATTCATTATTATACAGGTACATATATAAATGGAGATGTGTCGTGTGTCCCTCTATCTTGCCTACGCAATGGCTATTTACTGTCTAGCTTCTGCCTACTACATCGTCCGGACCCGGAGCATTGGGACACCATTCAATGACTCACTAACTTCGAAGCAGATCGCGATTAAAGATAAGTCAGCTGCCTTGAGACGAAATATCTTCATGCAAGGGGTTGGGGGTGGTCTTCTTCTTATGATGGTAATGCGCCCTTTCGCTAACTGCACTTAAGAGTCTTGACAAATGTGGAATAGCGATAAAGCCTTCCTACCCTATAGTTTGAACTTTTTACCTAGATTATATTGAAAGCCGATCATCAGGGTTCCTATTAGAACCATAGTTATTCCAATCCAACCATAAATGTTGATCTTGGATCTTAAGAAAATCACACCTACAAGAGGAACTAAGAGCGCCGATAGAGCATCCCAATACACTTCGGCCTTCCCCATCGTCGTGTAGTTATAACTGTTAAGGAGAATGACTGTACAGATCCCATAAAGGAGCCAAGTTACTATCGGGAAGATAGGGACATCAAATGCTTTTGGGAGGAGGCCATCAGGTAGTACATCATTCACAGAAAGAACATCTTTCCCCGATTTGTGATACCGGTGATAAAGCTGGAGTATGTATTGACCAAGCGCCTCGGTCAGAGTAACCGCAACTATTAGTGCAGTAAGGCGCAATGTGTCATTCATCTTTATTGCTTTGGTAAGAACTATTCCCACCACAGTGAAGACAATCATGGCTCCTACCATGATTG